TTCGGAGTTACTTCAATCGATCTGCTTAAAACTTATCCTTTCTATTCCTGCGACTCGACCAGCTGGCTCGAAGGAGAGAAAAGAGGAAAGCTCTACCGGTTCAGTCCTCGAAAAATGTTAGCCTATTCGTCAAGGGATCGGGATGATATGCTGAGACTTCGAGATCCAGAACTTGTTGATATCGAAAACAAACAATATACCAATCGAAGCATTTACAATGCATGTGAATTCCTAAAGCTCGAAAAGTTCATTACTGAATTATGGAAAAAAAGAGGAGTAGTGTGGAATGGTAGATCACGACAAAATCATAAATAATTATAAACCGGTTGATATTAATCTGCTCGTTAAAGCGAAATGGAATTATAAAATTGACGATCACGAGCGAACTGAGAAACTTAAAAATAACATCAAACTCAACGGACAGATAGAAAATATCATTGTTCGGAATTTCGGCAAAGGAAAATTCGAGATCGTTAACGGGAATCACCGGCTTGATGCCATGAAGGAACTGAAAATCAAAAAGGTTATGGTATTTGATTGCGGAGATATATCACTGACTAAAGCCAAGAGAATTGCCATTGAAACAAACGAAACGATTTTTGATTCCGATCCTTTTAAATTAGCTGAAACCATCGTTGCAGTGATGAAGGATATACCAATCGATGAGTTAATCTTAACGATGCCATATACGGAGGAAGACCTTATGGGCTTCGGCAAGCTGTTAGATTTCGATTGGGATCAATTCGCAGGCTCAGACGATGGTAATGGGCTCGGAGAGGAAGATGAGGAGGGCAAGATGATTGAAATTACCGTATCAGAGCGTGCCTTTAATATGTGGTTGCAGTGGAAAGCAAAATTAAAAGAACATAAGGGGATTGACTCAGAGGATCATTGTTTTGAAGTTGCCGTATCGCACGCTCTCACGATCCCCGTTGATAAATTGATCTAAAATGGCAAAGTCAAGAAATCAAAAGAAATCGAAAGAAACCAAATTTGTAATTTCTGACTATAAACTCAGTCAGCGGGACTCTGTTATTTTTAATTTGATGCAACAATATCCAGAGTTGAAACAGAAACAGATTGCACAAATGGTCGGGATTACGGAGTCTCAATTTTCGGTAGTTGTTAATAAACCGGCATTCAAAAAAGCGTTACAAGATTTCTCGAAATCGGCACTCGAAATTCTGCAAGGAGCAAAAGTTCAGGCATCATTAAAACTTCGGGAACTTATTCATCATTCAAATCCTCGGGTTGCCCTGAGAGCCTGTGAAAATATATTGAGGCAGGAATTAACTCCGGTAACTATGCAGTACGATAAACAGGAAGCTCCTGAATTCGAAGACATGACAACTAAAGAACTGGAACAGTGGATCAAAACCCATGCAAGTTAAAACAAACATAAAACGATTGACTAAGAGGCAGACGAAAATCCTATTTGCTAAGGCAATCTATTCTATGGAAGTGCGTCGTAATAAAATTCCGATTGACTTTTTCAGTCCTCAAAAATACCAGAACGAGTTTTTTATAAGTAATAGATTAAACAAAACCATATTCGGTGGCAACCGGTCAGGTAAAACGATCTGCGGAGCGAGTTATGTTATAGAAAAATGTAGAACGAATCCGAATTTCAAGGCACGCTGTTCGACGTGGGCGGATCTTCAGGTATCGGTTCAAATGACAAAAGTATTTGAACTGCTTCCTAAAAACAACGAGATTACTTATGCCGTCTTTTCAGACAGGCGAGGATTCTCGAACAAGATAATTTCCTTTGCCAATGGATCGTCGATCAGATTCAAAACCTACGATCAAGGATGGGAATCCTTTCAGGGTGGCGACTATGATCTGGAATGGAATGACGAGGAAGCTCCTGAGGATATCGTGAAGGAGCAGAGGGCAAGGTTAATTGATAGAGCGGGCGAGTTTATCAGAACAATGACTCCGCTCAATGGAATAACTTACACATACGAGGAGGTTGTCGAGAATGAGAAGAATGACGATGAGATTGTTTTCTGGTATTTCCCGACTGAGCAAAATGATTTTATTAACCAATCGGCTTTTAAAAGAATCATCAACTCATACGGATCGAAAGAGGCAGAAGTCAGGTCAACCGGTCATTTCATAAACCTTACTTCCGGACAGGTATATTATTCGTTCTCAGATAAGAACATAATTCCGAAAAACTCATATCAGTATCAGAAAAATAGACCGCTCGAAATCTCTTGTGATTTCAACGTCGATATAATGTCGTGGAATATTTCGCAGGAGCATCAAATGAAGGATTACATATTTGATTACGTCGAATTGGAAGGGCAGGCGAATACTCAAGTCTTGTGTGATATGATAAAAAATAAATTCGTAGGGCATCAAGGAGGTTATATTTTTTACGGTGATATCTCAGGGTCAGCCCGCAGACCTGAAACATCGAAAACGAATTGGACTATTATATCTGAGAATTTCCCGAGCGCAAAAATTTACTACCAAAATATTAAGAACATCAAGGATAGAACTGACTCGCTTAACGCTCGATTGAAAAATAATTCCGAGATCGAAAACTTATTCGTTAGCAAAAACTGTATAAGATTAATACGAGACTTACGTCAAGTAACTTGGGAGCATTTAATTAATAAGGCAAAGGCAAAAAAACTGACTCATATATCGGATGGTTTATCCTATATGACTTTCTGGAAATATCCACTGTCAGGAAAAGGATCAACATTCATACATACTAATGAACCTGTCAGAGATCAAAAAGCTCATGCAATTGGATGGAGGAGATAAATGTTCCAGACCAGTTTAATTATCATTGAATTGCCGGTCATATATTATGAAAATATGCAGGAAGTTAAGGACTACTCAGCAGTGCCGGAGGAAGCAGTTCAAAAGAAACTATTCCTTATTCCTATTAACGATCTGATAACGATAGGCGAGGAATCAGATAAAACAAAAAGATGTTATTTAACGTACGCGGATGAAGTTTACGAGATAGGATTATCCTACGATGAGCTGAAGGAAGAGATTTGCAATAAATTAACCAATCCGAAATTTAATACAGGGTGATATAATGGCAGTTGCAGGGGATGATGTAATATTAAAGTATTTAGAACTCGACCAGGCAATCTTGAAAGCAGTAAATAAGATATTGGGAGGCAAGGGAACTCAGTTAGAAATTATGCAATTTATCCTCTCTCCCGCTTTCGACGAAATGATCTATGACCTTGGTCTCACCGAGACATTGAAAGCGTATGATGTATCGCTCCTGAAGTCTTCCGCATCTCAGGTGAAGACCTTGAATAAAGTTATTAAAGTAGCTGAGAAACAAATAACGATCTCAACAACTGAAGAAGTACTGAGACAGGCGAAACGATTCTCGGCAAAAGGTATGAATGATGCATCGATCAAAATATTTCAAGATACTCTAACCAATCAAATTGCATCCGGTGTCGCTCGGAAAGACATCCTTTTACAAATGGAATCAATTCCTCTTACGACTACTCAACTTCAGACGAACGTTCATACTGCATACTCATCTATCAACCGGTCAATTACTGCGGTTGCTTTCGAAGATCAGCCAGAGCAGAAATTTTTTTACGAGGGAGGTACGATCCCGACATCATCCCCTCAGTGTGAATGGTTGGTAAATAATCAAAACCCTGGAGGATATACGAAAGCAGAAATTGACGCAGGGATTTCGACTCCGGACGGTGCGATATCTTGGCAGGGGAGAATACCTAATTTCAACTGCATACATGAATGGTTGCCGATAGAGTTAGAATAATTTCCTTCCAAATCCTCAGCCTTTGAGGTAAGTAGATAATGCTGAGTTGTTTCTCAACTGGGTCGGGTTTGATAAGCCCGACCTTTTTTTATTTCCTTGACTTAATTATCGTATTTAGTTATTTAGTGAATAATTAAATAATTAATCTAAGTTGCAGGATGGTGACTTGGCTGATAAGATAAATTTCACAAAAGTACTCTTGTTAAAAAGAAGATTCTGGACACGTATGGGAGTGCTTGCCAGAGCCTTAATTAAGAAGGATATGAGAAAGGGCATACTACAAAATACTATCTCCGATATTCCTCCGCTTCCTTATTCAACTAAATCTAAATACAAAGATTATAAAGACAATTATATGAACCGATTCGGCAGGGGAAAGAATAAAGTCGGTAAAGGCAAAAAGCTGAAAGCGTATGCAGGGCAATCGGTCAAATCGAACGAAACAAATAATCCGAACATGTTGCTAACCGGTAGCTTGATTGATGGATTACGAGTTATCAAAACCACTGCAATCTCCGCAACTCTTTCCTATATGTCAAAGGATGCCAAGCGACTTGCAGGTAACGAAGCCCTGTCAAGATGGATAAGAGGATTAAGAGAAAAAAACCAAACCAAACTTCAGAGGATGCTTGAAATTGAGTACGAAAAGAACTTAAAAATTTGGGCAAAGAAGCCCATAATAATTGAGGTAGCAAGATGAGTAATGGAGCGTTTTCAACATCGTCCGACGTATGGGATTTTCAATTCCAGAATCAATTGGATAAGGCTTACTATTCGGTACTGCTGAGAGAAAACCAGATACGAGTTGATGAACAGGAAAAACAATTCAAGTACTATGCCGGTGACTTTGCGGACGTAAAAAAGATGTTATTGCAAGCTCTGAAATTAACATGGGATGAGTTTTCGATTAAACGAATGCCGAAATCTTATGTTAACATAACAGACAAGATCATCGATTCATTATCCATCATCTACAAGAACAAACCGAAGCGACGAGTATTCAATGACGATGGAACCATTAACGAAGACCTTACTCAATATTACGAAAAAATTCTACCCGCAAACTCAAACAAGATCGACAAAGAAACTCAGCGAATAGCAAAACTACATAACTGCTCTGTGCCTTTTATGACATTCGATCCATTAACGAAACGATTCAAGCAACGGGTCTCACCTTCATATTTATATAACGTTTATCCAATACTCGAAACATCCGATTCTCAGAACATAGGCAAGATCACATATAATAAGTATTTCTACGACGATCAAAACGATAACTACAAATTATATACCGTCGTATGGACGGATGATGAATATTTCCGAATATTTCAAAACGGTGATCCGGTTCCAATGCCGGGAATGGACGATATCGAGAATCCGTTTGGAATAATCCCTGTTCCGTTTATGAGATTCAAATCCGGTGAGGATTTTTGGGGCGAGGGTCAGAATATCTTGGTGAATGAAAACGAGCAGATAAATGTACTGTTAAGCAAACTTAATTACGATGATCTGATCCTCGGCACCGGTGGCATATTATTCGGCGTTGATCTTGGTGAATTGAAAACCAATATGACCGCTGACGGAGCGGGTGCGCTAATCGGTGGAAGGGATGTAATATTTAATACCAAATCCTCTCCTGATGGAGTGAAAATTCCGTCCTTATCATTCGTATCGACTAACCCGCAGGTCGCAGAAGTGACGAGGGCTATTGATTGGAAAATTAAAATGATCGCCCAATCAATGGGCTTGAATCCTAACAATTTTACAACCGAACTTAAAGCCGAGTCAGGCTTCGCAAAAATCGTCGCCTCATTCGAACAGGGAGAAGTCAGGACAGACGATCTTCCTTCATGCGACGAATACGAACAACGTCGATTCGATATCATCCGGAAGATGAATAATGCATTAAAAAATTCATCGTTCAAGGGAACTGAACAGCTGGTCGAGATTCCCGAGGACGTAACTCTCAGGGTTGACTTTGCCGAGATCGATATGCCGAAAACTGCTGACGAAATGTGGAGAGATCGGGCAGAACGTGAGTCTCGTTTGATGGGTAATAACATTGATTGGACGATGCAGGATAATCCAGATATTCTTAACCGAGACGAAGCGATTGAAATCCTCACAAGTCGATCTGAGGAACAGTCTGATAATCCCGCAGTGATTGGAACAAAAGAAAACAAACCTACGGGGATTACTCTCAATGATCTACTGGGGGAAGAGGAAGAAATTGAAACCGAGGAAGAAATAGGAACAGAAGAAACTTAAATGCCTAACTGGAAAAAATATATACGCGTCGGTATCACTGAAATGAGACCGTACATATCAATGGAGGACTTAGTCAATATATCCCTATCCGATGCCGATGATCCTGAATCAGATATGGGAATGGTAGCGCGTAATCCCCAAAACCATAAAGATCAATGGTATGTAGCGAGAAAATATTTCGATAATAATTTTATAGAGTCAACAGGTGAATCAAACACCGTATAAAAAAATAGTGTCAGGGACATTCCCTCAAAAATGAAAGAGTTGTCATTCAACTTAAAAAATGAAGGAGAATAGAAATGGAAATCTTGGAATATTTGAAAAGCAAGTTAACTGAAGAACAACTCAAATCATTTGAAGGTGTGGAGCTGAAGGGCGATGTATTCCACGAACCAATGGTTCCGGTTCGTCGGGTTAATGAAGTCACCGCAGAAAAGAAAAGTCTGGAAGAACAACTCACATCACAGAAAACTTTACTCGAAGGATTCAAAGGAAGCGCAGAACTATCTGATACCCTCAAGGCAAAGTTGAGCGATATGGAGTCGGAGAATAAAAGAATACAAACTCAATTCACAACCGATGTCGCAAAGATAAAAAGTGACCACTTAATTGATCTTCAGATCACAGGACTCAAACCAAAAAACTTCAAATCAGTATCGGCGCTTTTTAATCGGAGCGAAATTAAAGTCGATGGTGAGGAGTTGCTTGGATTCAAGGGACAAGCTGAAAAGATAATCGAGGATAACCCGTTTTTATTTGAAGAAGGAAAGACTAAGGATTTATCAACCGACGAGGGCGATGGAACGAAAACCTCAAAAGTTAATCCTTGGAAAATCGGATCGATCTCACTGTCAGAACAGGTCAGGATGAGGAGAGATAATCCCTCACTTGCATCGAAGTTGCAGGGCGAGGCGAATCCGATCACATAATTTTTACAAAATAAAACGGAGGCGATAATGCCTATTGTAGCTATAAGTGATATATACGAAGGTGTGCCATGGGCTGATTACTTGGCGCTCATGACAATCGAAAAGTCTGAATTTGTTAAAGCGGGAATTATGGCAAGCACTCCCGAGCTTGCCGGTATCGTAAGTAGAGGAGGTCGTTTATTCGATATGCCTTATTGGGAAGACCTTCCTCACGATGCCGATGCCAATTCAAGATCAAAACCAGTAACCGATGATACAACCGATATCACTCCTGATAAGGCGACTACGGAAAAGGATATTGCTCATGTTGATTACAGGGCGCAGTCATGGGCGACGGCTTCTGTTGTGAAATATCCTGCCGGTTCTGATCCGGCAAATCATATAATGGATAAACGAGTTGATTGGTGGATAAAGGAAAATCAGCGAATATTACTCATGAAATTACAGGGAATATTTGCTACAACTTTAGCCTCAACTCATGAAAATGATATCTCCGTTGACACCGCCGCCGCCGTTGATGCCGACTCCCTCGTTTCGTCTTCGGCTATTCAGGACACACGTTTCTTGCTCGGTGATCGGTACTCAGAACTTGCCGGTATGATAATGCATTCCGTCGTTTATAAAAGGTTAGAAAACTTGAATCTCATAACTTTCATCCCGACTTCCGATCAGCTTAAAACTCAGATTCCGACGTATCATGGAATCAGGGTCTTCGTTGATGATGGCATGACCGTCACTGCTGTTGCTGATACATTCCATTACGATACTTATCTCTTTGGAATGGGAGCGATTGGTTTTGCCATGGTTCCATTTGAAGCGGAAGATAGTGCAGTTGCATTATGGTATGATCCGAAGAAAGGCACCGGCTCAGGGCAGTTGGATATCATCACTCGTCAACAGTCGATTATGCATCCTCGTGGTGTTAAGTGGGTAGGCACAGTTGCCGCGGACTATCCATCCGACGCTGAATTAATACTCGGCGCATCCTGGACGAAAGTCTATCCTGATAAGTTGATAAAAATTTGTCGATTAGTCACTAACGGTTAATTGTCTCGATTGATTAAAACTAAAAGCAGGGATTAATAGTCTCTGCTTTATTCAATTAAAAAGGAGGCAAAGATGCCAACAGTCAAGTTTAAATTCAACGGAATCACGAAAATCGGATTACCGAATTCCACAAAACAAATCATTATCGATGGAAGTTATATAACGAATAATGAACTCGAAATTCTGCACCTCAGGGGATTAAAATTTGCGGAAGAAATTATTGAAGCTGATAAGAAAAAGGTTACCGAAAAACCTGAAGATGAAAAGCCTGTGGTTACAGAAAAGCCCGCGGTTGCTGAAAAAAAGAAATCTGCAAAAAAGAAATCAGTGAGGCGTAAATAATATTAGAGGTTGATGATGTTAAAAACTTATCTGACTCATGAAGATATAATAAACGAAGATCGTACTCTCCAAAAATGGCTCTCTGACGATCAACTAGACTTCGATCTGGAAATCCGAAACGCATACCCTGATATGATAAAGGACTTGCGACATCGGAAGGATCTCAATTTGCGCTTACTCAATATTCGGCTTGTTCTTGAAACCGATCAGGAGCAGGCAGGAGCGTTCGATGGTACGGTATCAAGCGAAGATAAGATAAACAGATCGAGGCTCCTCCTGACGATTAAAACGCTCGTAGGGGACGGATCTTTCAAGCTATTGGGTTCGGATAATGCGGAAGCAGATATTGCGGATTGGATTGAAGCAAAAAGTGACATTATCTTCGTTTCAGAGATCGGGGAATACAGCATCAATTTCTACGATTATTATAAGTTTTACAGACTTCAAAAAACTTCAACGACGAACGCAAAATACTCTGTCGATATGACCGAAACGATTTACGATTTCCTTCACTTATATAAAACCGTTGAAAGGATATACCGTCAGCTGAACAAACTCAACGATGATGCTTTCAGTGTGAAACAGGAACTCTATAAAGATAAGTACGAGGAGCTGTTAATCAATGGTCGCTTTTATTATGACAAAGACGAATCAGGGGATTACGATTCGGATGAGCTTAGAACTGATTCCAATATAATTAGAGTCGGGGTAAGGCAATGAGTTGGAGCGTACAAAAAAATATCATAGCCGATGTTTTGGATGATCTGGGTTATAGACAGGTGAAATTTAATATCACAGTCGAACAGGCTCCGGAGAATTTCGCAAACAAAGTTTACGAATTCAAGTTCGAGACTCCTGAGTTGAATGATGCCTCAAGCGGTACGGTTATCAAATCGTTAGCGGGAATTATTCGGGTCGGTTATATAGCTGAGTCAATCAATGATTACGATGCCATGATCGATGATTTTCAAATTTTTATTAACACAGTTGCAGTTAATTCGAATTCCTTTATAAATGATCCGACATTAACACAGATCGACGAAGCGGAAAACTATTACGTCGGTGAAATGTCGGTATTCATAGGAATCGAAAATGTCTGTTAAGTAGAGGAGGTATTAATGCCGATAGTTAAAATAACACAATATTTAAGAGATAGAGTGCAGGTCGATAAGATGGGTGAATTACTTTCAACTTCTGTCAGCCTTGCATTTGTGCCGAAAGCGAAACTGAAAAATTTCCTTAACGGCTCAGATTCAATAAACGTAACCGAACAGTTTTACAATACCGAAGCACATAAACTTTACTTCGAACCGGTTACGAATTTACCTGCCGAAGATAATGGAGGAGGTGAATAATGGGAGAGTTATTATCGAAGAGTGAAAAATTTGGATTTCTATTACAACCTAAAGCGAATCAAACTAATACTCCTCCGGTTGGCGGTGGATCAGATACCATTATGTGGGAGAACGTCGCAACGATTCAACCAACTTGGACGATTAACGGAATTACTGGCACGATCGTTTTTAATCCGAATACCAATGTTGAGCAACTGGGATATAATTCTGGATCGTCGATATTTCAGGAGCAGAATCGTACTCTCATAAATAATGCCGGTTCCATGCCGACGATAGATTTCGAATGTTATGCAACTCCCGTCGTTACAGCTGGGTTCTTAACCCTGGCATTACAGGCATTTGCTCAGAGCATAACTCCGGGATGGCAGAAAACAATTACGCCTGCCGATGCGGTTCTCGATATGAGAGGAAATTCGGAAGGGTATCTGGCTTCGATTCATCAATTTACAATCACAGGTGATGCAAACAATTTGCACAACGCCATAATGAATAACATAACCTTAACGATTCTCAATAACGGAGTTGGTGAGGCGAGATTGGGCAGATTATCGGGTCAGTTTATGAGTGCGGTTGGTTTAACCGGTGGAGCAACTGCGTCAGGCTATACCGCTCCTGAAACATACACATTTAACGAAGGGAACGTAGCTAATGATGCCTTTACGCTCGACTTAAACATCGGTGCGCTTGCGTTGCCTGATTTTTGTTGGAGACAGATCACAATATCAATTACGAATAATATTTTCTCTGATTGCTTATCCGAAAACGCTCCTAATAATATCAAGCGGGCAACTCCTGAAATTACAGTACAGCTTGATATTCCTAAAACCTCTACGACTCCCGGAGTGGTTGAGAGTTTACAGGATGGTGATCTGATTACGCTCGAATTGTATAATGGATATGCGGACACCGTTCCGAATCATTTCAAGTTCGAGATCGAGGCAGGGTTTATCACTGATACGCCTCAAGCGACTGAGGGCGATTATCAGTCGTGGTCGATTCCAATTATGGTTAAAAGACCGACTGCAGGATGGGTTAATCCAGTTTTCACAATAGCGGATGCAACTGAATGGCTCGGACTCCCATAACATTACATAAAATACCGGACGGTTTTTCGAAGTGGTTTGAATTCGATGGCGACGTAAAATTTCTCTGTTCTCCTCCGACAATAGATCAACATATTTATTTGCGTAATCTATATATCACGGAGAAGGATGAAGTACTCAGAGGAATCAGGGTCGGGGAATACTATTTGAAATTCGTCATTAAGGATTGGGAAGGGATGGATGAGCCTTGCAAGATTATTAACGACGAGCTTGATGATCGGCAGTGGAAGGAATTGATCTTATTTCCTGAACAAACTTTTATGATGGTGAATGTTATTCAGGCTGAAATTGAATTCAAGTTGTTTCAAAAAAAAAACTAGCTCTGCTCTATCGTTTGAAGACTGAAGGATTAATCAGGTCGCAGAAAGGACAGGATTATCCGCTACATATAAAGTCAGTATTTAAGAATAGTCATATACATAGAGTATTTAAGAACGAGGCTGAATTACTGGAAGCTATTTTTGAGGAATTAGGTCAGCCTTATAACAAAGGCAAGAAAATTAAACAAATAATATTCGAGGAGTTTGGATTCCATAACACAGCATTACTCGTTGATAAGTTTTCGGTTTTCTTGATTGAGGAATACGAATACTATAAGTCGCCTGCAACTCCTCACGCTCCGTATCAATATAATATTTGGAGAGACGCAGTTTTAATATTTGAAGAACTTCAACCGAGGTTATTTTAATGGCAATCAAGGACGTAATATTTCGACTTAAAGCGAAAGATACTAACGTAAAATCTACGATGAAGGGTGTTAACAAACAGGCGAAATCCACCACTTCATCGTTTCAGTCATTAGGCAAATCGTTAGCTGTTATTTATGGAGCTACGAAATTATTTTCATTTTTAGATAAGTCAGTTCAGGCGTTCAACGTTCAACAAAAGGCAGTTGCTCAGTTAAATCAAGTACTCGAATCAACCGGTGGAAAGGCGAATTTAACTTCAAGCGAATTGCAGGGACTTGCAAGTTCATTACAGAAAGTTACGACGTTCGGGGACGAGGCGATTATCGGAATGGAATCACTTCTTTTAACATTTACCAATATCAGGGGCGATGTATTTGAGGAAGCAACGGGTTTGATTCTGGATATGTCGGTTGCCATGGGTCAGGATTTAAAATCGTCAGCTATTCAAGTTGGTAAAGCCTTGAATGATCCTATACTCGGAGTATCTGCTTTAGGTCGAGTCGGAATTCAATTCACGAAACAACAGAAGGAACTTATTAAGACATTAGCCGAATCTGGAGAGGTTGCAGAGGCTCAGGCGATCATAATGAAAGAGTTAAATGTTCAGTTCGGAGGTTCGGCTCAGGCGCAGGCTCAGACGTATGCAGGGAAGGTTACTCAGCTCAGTAATTCGTTCGGTGATTTGATGGAGCTGTTAGGTCAGGGTGTGGTGCCTGCATTGGAACTTCTCGTTGACGCGGGATTGGGATGGGTTGGCGTAATGAATGATATGATCGGCAAGCAGGAAGATTTTACGGTCGGTCTATCGGATCAGAAAAAATTCTACAAGGAGATTAAGGAAGCAAGTGATGAATTTTTAAAGAGCGAGTTAAATTCCTTACAAGCACTCATCGAAATCACTGACACTAAAATCATGTCAGGCGAATTATCGGAATCAGAGTTAAAGCAACAGAGGCAATTATTCGAAACTTACTTAGCTCAATTCAGAGTTATCGACGATATATTATCAAAGAGTGAGGATTTGTCTCGACTCGAAGATCCTCCAAGAACATTAGTTTTGAGTGAAAAGGAAATAGAAGCGATAAAAAAAAGATCAGAGGAAGAGGCAGAACTATACTGGAAAAATTATGTGTCGATTTTCAAATTTTTAAGGGACGAAGGAGCCAGAGGATTACAGGGGAAAACTCGGACGCAGGAAGTTGAAGCATTTAAGAAAACCCGTCAGGAGTTGCAAGAAACCGATACTGAATTCGCAAATCCTGAAGTCACTGCGGGCGAATGGACTGAGGAGACTATAAAATTTCAACAGGCTTTCGAGTCAGGGTTTATGAAAACGATTAACAATATCGGTGATTCATTCGTTTCAATGTTTGCGGAAGTATTTGACTTCGGTGATTCGTTGCTCGGAAAGTTTGCTTCAGCTCTTGTATCGGGCGTACTTGCTTCAGTTACCGGAGGGATCGGAGGAGCGATTTTAAGTGTGTTTGATCTTGGCAAAACAACAAGCGCAGGGGCAGGGTCATTAACTAAACAGATGGTATTAAATATAGATGGCAGAACGATGGAGGGATATTTAACTGAAACGATGCCTCAAGTAAATAAAAGAATAGCTCGTTCGTCAGCTACGGGATTTTAAGATAATGAGAACTATAAACATGACAATCGGTGAAGATATCGAAGCCAATTTCCTTATAAGAATAGTTTATGAGGGTGGTGGAATAATACATGGGGCTCAACGCTCGATACTTTTATCTGGCAATACTTATGATGGACAAATATTTCAGACAGAAAGCTGGTCTGCGATATCGAAAACAATCAACGTAAGCGCCGGTGGTGGATTGGGTGACTTAGAAACTGTTGCAGTTTTTTTAATGCGTGATAATCAAGACACAGCAACTAAAGATTATTTCAATTCGTGGTTCCCAGTCATTGGAAAGCCGGGCATAACCTCCTATACAGCTGAGATCGGATTAGTATGGGATGGAGCTTCACAGGAATCCGATATAACATGGCTCAAGTCATTTTATATCGAAAATTATGACGTTTCGTTTGATCTGATAACACTTACTTTAATTGAACTCGACGAACTGCAAAATAAATTAATACCGCAGTATAAAATACAGGATTCAACCGTTAACGGAATCTCATATTATCCTAAAGCTGAAGATAATATAGGAAAAACAATTCCTATTATATATGGATGGTCTGCGGAGGTCTGGAGTTTTCCGAATATTGTTGACGGAATCACTAATGGATATGTGCCTGCATTCTCAGTCGATAAAATGGTTAACAAATATGTCTTCAGTTCTCATGGCGTTTCGTTTACTCCTGACTTTTTATTACGGTATTTATCAGGACCCGATTTGTTTATGGATATACAGACAAGCATCGGGGGAGGGCTTGCAATATCTGGGAATCTTAAAGGAAGCCACGTTCAAATGTCTTCCCCTCCTTATGGCAAGCTGATCGGTCAGATAATAATTCCAATGAGAGAACAGGCAGAGGGCGACGTTACAAATCCTTTGAACATACCGGTCACTGAGATTGAAAAAGTTACCGATTTTGACGTTTCAAATTTTGCTCTGTATAATGTTGATCTTACTACTTTCTCCGCATATAAAGTTGGTTCGCCTATAAACGATGAATTGATCGGGATATTAACTCAAGCCAATACCGATGCAACGATTAATATGTTTTATAAAATCGTCGGCCCCGCAAACTCAACGCTCTCAATTTCATTATGGAACAATACTATTTCGCCTTCAACGTTTGCGGTAGCAGTTGGGTTTTTCTCCGGCCCCGCCCAGACCGCACAAATGGTCGGTAATATGGGATTGTTCGCTCCGGATTTATCGATTCCAGGAGGATTGCAGGGGAGAATAAAAGACATTTCAGATTTTTTAACATTGGAATATCAAGTGATTTACACAAAAATAGCGCCGGATGTAAATCAGTGGTGCGAAGTAACAGCGGTATGGATTGATGTTCAGAATATAAATGTACTTGGAATGAAAACGAGAATAAAAAAAGTTTTTAAAGCGAGAAGGCATCTTAATAGGGATCAATTTGAACAGGTGAGGGAAGATTAAAGTATGGAGCAGTTAATTTACGAAGATGAACTCCAAAAGCAGACGACGACGGAAGAACTATCCGACGAGATATACGGAGCCTATATCGGAAGGACTTACAATAACTGGATTTCAGAATTCGCAAGATCGAACGGGCATACCGTAGGAACTGCGATTCGCAATCTCATTTACATAATGGAATCAATTATCAGGGATGAGGTCGGAAGGGAAGTGGATTTGATTACCGATTCGTCGGGATCAGGATTAAGCACAATTAATATTACAAATCTCAAATATGCTGACATAGATAACGCATACGCAGGGGCTTACCTATATATCGATGTTTATGAAGTGCTGATAATAGGAAATGTCGGATCGTTGGTAACGGTCGCCTTACCGATTGTGAATTTTATCGATTCATCGAACGTGTTATATATCGACAACATTCAAACTGAATGTGATATTGCGGACTTCGATTTCCTCGGAAATACGACGGACGGAATTCTCAAGGATTGGGATTCTCGAATAATTTATGACCATCAAAGATCGGGACGAGATTTGCTGTCAGAATTATGTCGGGAGGGAATGCTTGGATTATTTCGAGCCTATAATAAGTATAAACTATTTTCACTTACTGACTTTAGCAGTATTGCAGGCACTTTATCGAATCCCCTGAAAGATGGAATCTTGCCTTTAATCAACTGGCGATTGAGTCCGTTGGGAAATGTATATACATCATTTGAACTAAAATATAATTGGGATGTTGCAAAAGGAGAATTCCGCAATATAATGACGGTCGATCAAAATACTGCCTCCGATCCCTTACTCGATCCTCTAAAGACTCTCTGTCAATCGGCTATAACAAAGCATAAGGTCAGCAAAATAAAGGTATATGAGTCTGCTACGATCTGGCAGAGTGCAACTGCGGTCTTATTTCTACTTCAGGCAGTACCATATTTCACTGATCGATTTTTGCTTGTAACTTATACGGGGGATCTCAAAAATCATATCCAGTTCGAAAAGGGCGACGTAGTAACTATCAATTATCCCGACATGATACCAGAGGGAATGAACGGTGAAACTGAATTTCTGATCTACGGGGATAAAATTGATATGAATGAAAAGAATCATCGAATCCATTTTAAGCTCAGGCAGATCGGAGCGGTCGTTGAGCCAACTGAAATATTGGCTCAATGGGTAGCGGATGATTTCAGCGGTACAGGCAGTCCAGATGCTACTTGGACAGATCGACAAAACGCTCATGTTCTTAATACTCCGGCCGGGAATGTCGTTGATACCGGGTGGAATGGACATCAAGCTCTTGCGCTTACTGGATCGGTCACTCCTCCGAATAACGATTTAACTATTAGCGCAATCAATAGTAATTATACAATTTTTATAGTTATGGAGCATGGTCGATTCAGTGGTCAAGATCAATTCCTATTTGATATCGGAAAGGGAGTGAGCGGAGATAGGACAATGTTACTCAGATTTTCCGAGGATTCATTAGCAAGCACATGTTTATTCGATTGGACGGAAGCTTTTCCGGATTTTGATTCTAGTTCTCCGAAAGCTGTAATATCTGATACAGTAGGTGAGAAGCATGTTTGGTGTATTGATATGCAGGGAACGGACGTACGGATATTTATCGACAATGTATTAGTAACCGATGGACTCCGCTCGAATCGATGGACGGCACAGATATTTGACGGTGAGTTCGGTTTGATGGGAGGTAAAAATTCAAGTATCAAGACAATGGGACCGGCGCAGTTGGCTGAATGTCGCATATATAATGCGCTTGATGATACTCCTCGCGGAACTATAACAGCAGAATTACAATCTACATATGGATTATAATTCGAATAGCTCAGGAGAATTATTTGGGTGTGGCGTATGGTATATTTTAGTAAAAATTTATAAGGATGAACAATGTTCAATTTTAATTTTGGCAACGCTGTAAGCTCAAAAGTCGCACCGGCAGGCGGGGACATTGAGCTAGTTTCTCATTGGATTGGAATTCCTTCGATACCTGATCCTATCGTAAATGAAGTTGGTGGAAAGCCGGGTCTAACGCCGAGAATAGCTGAGGGTGTTGATTGGTTGCCTGCTTTGGGATGGGCTAATAATACAGGAGGTCAAGCTCCGACATTAGCAACTGGAACAATCCATGCAACTGAAAGCGATTATACTTTTGTAATGGCTCATCATACTGGAAGCGGGCATAATGTCAATGTTAATCAAAGATTTATTTCGGCTGAAGATTCAGGTAATGTAGAGAGAATAGACCTTCAGGCGTTTCCTAAAGCTGATGATACTAAATGCTTTGAGAGTTCAGTAGTCGCAATAGGAGTTGACAATTTACCAATATCAGCAATCGAGCCTGACGTTACTAATAAAATATTCACGATAATATTTGAAGAACCGAATATTAAAATTTACAAAAACAGTGTATCAGTAGGTACTTTATCTGACGTTTATGCTAAATGTAAACTTGACGGTAAGTTAGCTTTCGGTCAATGGTACAATGGGAGTACGAACGGATATCTGGCTTGTAGTTGGGCTGAGTGCAAAATATTTGCAGGCGTTCTTGATAATACAACTCGGTTAGCCGAGGAATCTGCCATGGCTTCGACCTGGGGAATTACATTATAAATATTGAGGAGGCAAAATAAATGCTTTATTTAATAAGAGGCAGTGACTTGAATCAACCGTATTCAGCCTATAACTCAAACGGTGGAATTTTAGACATATCATCCGCAACGATTGTATTTAATTTGAAGGAAAGCTCGATTGCAACGTCCGAGATATTTCAAAAGTTAAACACGTTAGCGGGAGGGGATGATACTCAAATAAAAACTATTACTGAGAATTTATTTCGGGTTCATTTGCTGAATTCCGATACCGTCAACTTGATCGAGGAAGATTATTATTACGAGATCGTAATCGACGATCAAGTGAATCAGTATGGTATTCTCAGACTTCAGCCTGCGACCGGAATTTCATCGACGACGTTCAGAACTTCTGGCACAACTGCTCAGAGACCGGTTCTCCCTGCGGGTCAATTCGTGGGTTATAATTATTTCGATACTGATCTACTCGACGAGATTCATTGGGATGGTTCAGCGTGGGCGATTCCTGCCTCTGGAACTCAGCAGGCAGTAAATACTGCGGATATAACTGAGCTACAAGACAAATCACTTTTATCAGAGGACTTAACACCATAAAAAATAAACGGAGGAAGATATGCCGAGTATAGGACAGGAAGAATTTCAGTGGTTCAGCACAGCACAATACGGAGTTGAAGTTCTGAAATCAGCCGAAAGTTTTGCAGGAAGTTTCTGGGCTTTTTTAGTAATCAACGATGCTGTTGTCTCAAGTATCGACGGAGCAACAACAGGGAATTATGACGGTCTGACTTTATCAGCGGGTACGCTTATACCGACTCCTCAAGCGCTTAATATTACTTGCGTCTCTGGAGTAATTACTGTGTTGAAGTCAAAATAATAAGGAGCGAATATTATGCCAAGGATCAAAGATTTAAACGAGGATCTGACTCCGCAACTTACTGACGATATGGCAATCGATAACGCTTTGGATTCCGAAGCGCAGAAAACGACTATCGAAAATTTGCAGACCACGATCCAGACCGACGTTAAACAGGTTCAATTTAAAACCGGTCTCTCAGAGCCTGCCGATTCCGAGGGCTTAATGTTCTGGGATGATGAAAATAAATGCGTCGCCTATCATACCGATATCGCAGGAGTAACGAATCAAATTTCTCAAGAGGATTGGGTTCACGTTTATAATGACACGGCGGGGATTATTCTCAATGGTACGGCATGTTACTTTACAGGGAACTTTAATAATGAAATTCCTACGGTCGATCTTGCGAGTGCAAGCGCTTTGTTTCAATCAATCAGTTTTATTGGAATCGCTACGGCGGATATCGCAATCGGAGAACGTGGATTTATAACTCAAAGAGGTATAGTCCGGAATATTAATACGATCGGACTTTCAACTGCGGGAGCTTTGTTTTTGGGAGAAACGCCGGGATCGATCACGAATACGAAACCCGATGCACCGTCCAAGGTCATTGTAGTAGGTGGAGTTCTTAACGTACATGCGACCGAGGGAATTATTATCGTTAATCCATCGCTTGGGTTGGAGCGATCAATCGTAACGAAAGATTACGGGTTTACTTCTCAGGGAATAAATGCGGGAATCTTTTATCGAGGAGGGTATTATAATTCGCCTCTATCCGATTTTAATGCGTCTGAAGGTGACCCCGACGTATCGCTCGGAGGAGCGAACGAACCTCACTCTGCGCACGCATTTGCAGTCTGTGGAGGGGCAGGGGCTCAGTCCGGAGGAGTGGTTGGGTTGAGAATCAATGGGAATTCAATAACGGACGGTGGAGTATTGACCGTAGCAGATTCCGAAATTATATCAGCCGATATTACAACTTTATCACTCGATGATTATCTGGAAACCGACCTCAAATGGGTTGGTACGGTTGAATGGGAATTGTTTACTGTCTCAGGCACTCCGACAACATTCAGCTTAGACTTTAATTACGGGCTTGCTAAGTATGAAGATGTTGGGAATACTGATTTCTTTGTGATCGGAATTGAATGTATCGGAATCTCAGGGGCGAACGATACTAATTTTAACATTGAATTACTTCATCACCATCCAATCGGATGGACTTATCACGCGACTGCATTTGTGCCAGGCGCTGATACGATCGTTTCATTTTCGGGCGACTTATCGCCTTACGATGATCTAGTGAACGGAAACGATTTCGCATGGAAGCGTACTGGTCTTTCTCATAAAATTTTGGGCGCAGCGGATGGAAATGAAGGAGTTATTTATCGAATAACTACCGGTGCAAATAACTCTGTTCAGTCTATGGATTTACATATTGCAGTATCAATCGAGCCGAATTAGTGATGGATAATGTTTCTGAATATTTTAATAAAACAACCGTCACTTTAAAGAATGTTGTTTGGTATTTTATTATTTATACGGGCATTGTTATTTTTTGGGTTCAGACTCGTGATCATATTAACGATGCCAATTTACACACAGATGCGTTTACGCACGATTGGATGAATCGAGTAGAAAGAGTTGAGTACGATCTTCAAATAATCACTCGACGAATTGATAAGCGGTACGATAGGCAGGAAGAGGAATTGAAGTCAATAAAAAACTTACTTCAATCGTTCATAAAAGCATCTATATCCAGACAAGCTGAAAAAATTGAGTGAGGAATAAATGGAACTCGAAGTCGGTATTTATGGATTAAGGCAGATTTACTTAAACAAGAATTATGCTTTCTTTGATAGCAACAAACCATATAACTTAAATATTTTTGGTGTCAGATCGATGGAGATCGTCGCTAACCGGTTCGACGATATAATTGGTGTCTGTTATCGAGACGCTCAACTTGAATGGCGTATTGAGTACTGGCAGGGGACAACTGATACCGGAGCTTACTGGTTAAGAAATCCGATGAATGTTGACGGCACAGCAATCTTAGTGCCGGATCAATATCGGGGAGCATGGAAGTTGGGATTGCATCGAGGAAAATATCTTGCATTAATTCAAGCTCAGCCGGTTCGGGTATATAGGGACGATAACCTTGATGAGATCCTCGATTACGATGCTCAGAGCGTACAGGAGGGCTTATATGGCATCAATATTCATCGTGGCTCAGAGAGAAATGTCTCGTATTTAGTTAATAAATGGTCAGCCGGTTGTCAGGTTGTGGCGAATCCCGAAAACTTTCACGATCTGATAACTTTATGCGAACGTCAGAAATCCTTGTACGGTGATTCATTCACGTACACACTATTTGAGCAAGTTGATTTTATGGAAGTTGATCCAGAAAATGTTACAGGTTAATAGAGGAAAAAATAAAATGGATATCAATGCAATAGTACCAAAAGAAAAAACGAGCAGGAAGTTACTTGCTTACTATATAAACTTAGTTTTATTTCTATCGTTAATGTTATTGGTTGGAGTGCTTACCGACGAGGCGATTGCAGTAATTGCGGTTCCCGTTGCAACTGCGCTTTCAATGTTATTCGGAGTAATGGTTCTCGGGAATATCGGGGAGCATTTCGCAAAGAAGGGAAACAATGTCAAATAAATGAAACTCGATAAAATACTAACAATCGTATTGATTGCGGTAATCGGTTATGCTGTTTACCAAAGTCTTAATCCGCATACTGAAATCGTTACCCGAACAGAAATTGTTCAGGGAGTTAGCGATACTTTATTTGTTGCTGATACTATTTTTATCAACGATGTTGACACTCTTTTTTCTGCTGATACTGTTTTCGTAGATTCATCCGGTCGCCACAATGCCGAGGCTGAATTCGATATCGTTCAAGATTCTGTTCAAGTCTCAGGCAGGGTACAATACATCGAGCCTGATTTCTCCTTTCACGATCTATTTATCAAGAGCTTTCACCAACAAATAACTCGCATCGATACCCTGAGAGAATTAACCCGCATCACAGAAACAAAACCTTTCTATAAAGACCACTGGTTCTGGACAACAATCGCTTTTTTCCTGGCTCTTATTTCAACTCTATTTTAATTACATCAGTACTTGTTTTTATGATGATAATATGATAATATGATAATGATATATCCACTCATATTATAAGGAGTTGCAAATGAAACGGATCACCTTTTTAATTACGCCTGCGCTGTTCAGGAATTTCAAACGAATCTGTTTCGACAAAGATATTTCTATGTCATGGGTATTAGTCGGGATGGTTAACAAGTGGGTAAAAAAGAATTCATAACTAACAAATTTAACAGGGGAAGAACGCACTCAAACATTCTCCCCCCAAATTAAGCAAGGAGCTTGTAGCTCCGGGACAATATTATGAAAAAAAATGCTTACATGCCATATTTAATGACGATCAAAACTGTCGGTTCTGTGCCGATCGTTCGCTCGTCGGTTCTTGACTGGCTTAAAAGTAAAGGGTTCATTCAAATAGAATCCGGTCAATATTATTTAACTTATAAAGGAACTCAATCACTAACAAATTATTGCAGGAGGGTTAACAATGCGGAACTGGAAATCAACTAAAGACATGAGCCGTGACGAATGGCTTGAGGAAAGAAAAAAAGGAATCGGAGGCACCGACGTTGCGCCGATTCTCGGTTTATCGAAATGGAAATCACCGCTCGAAGTTTATCTGGATAAGAAAGGTATCAGTCCACCGAAACCAGATAACGCAGTGATGAGAGCAGGCAGAGAAATGGAAGAAGTTATTGCTCGTTATTATGTAGCTGAGACCGGAAAGATTGTTCAGAACGATTTCAAAATTCGATACTTCAAAGACAATTTTATCTTAATGGCTAATATGGATCGTATGATTTTGAGTGACGAAGATCAGCCGACCGGTATTCTGGAATGCAAAACCACTTCCGCATTTTATTTCAAAACTTGGGATGGAGAAATCCCTACAAATTACTATCTTCAACTTCAGCATTATTTAGGAGTTACCGGATTGACTTGGGGATCGTTTGCGGTCATGCTTGACGATCGTAATTTTCACCTCATGTATTTTGAGCGTGACGATGATATGATTTCGAAATTATTCATTCGTTTGGATGAGTGGTGGGAACGACACATCGTTGGCGACCTTCAACCTGAACCGGTTCTTGAAACTGATCTCACTTATTTATACCCGAAGGATAAGGATTATTTCAGGGATGGATCGAAAGACGATTACAAGATATACAAAAAGCTCAAACCGATAATGGAACAGCAGAAGGAACTTAAAAGCGAAGCCGATGCCCTGAAACTTGAGCTGAAGAAATCAATTAAAGACGCTCAGGCTTTAGTATTCGACGATATAACATTATGTACTTTCAAAGCTCCGGCATCCAAGCAAGTATTTGACGAAGATCGATTCAAAACTGAGAATCTGGAAACATGGAATGAATTTCAAACAGACAAACAAAGCAATCGCAGATTGTTAATTAAATAACTAAAGCAAGGAGTAGCAAATGAAGACAGAAAAAAAAGACGCAAACGCTGAGGCGCGTGATGCCCTCGGTATGAATGGCACGCAAAAAAATGCAACAATAACCGATCTGATCCTCGCACAAAAGAAAGGTTTTGAAATGGCGCTCCCGAAGGATTGGGATCCTGATCGATTCGTTCGAATTGCCATTACCGCAATCAAAAATTCTGCCGGTCTGCAAAAGTGCGATCCGATGTCAGTTCTCGGAGCATTGATGTTATCAGCTCAGACAGGACTCGAACCGAATTCACCGCTACATGAAGCATCACTTATTCCATATAAGGGACGAGCGCAGTTCCAGATCGAGTATCGAGGCTTACTCAAGCTCGTTTATAATTCCGGAATGGTTGAGTTCGTCGATTACGACAAAGTATGCGAAAATGAGACTTTCGAATTCACGAAAGGATTTAACCCAATATTCATCCATCATCCCGCACACAAAGGACTCAGATTAAACGCTTACGGTTACTATGCGGTTGCTGTGCTGAAGGGCGGATCAAAAGTTGTGCATTATATGACGAAGGATGAAGTATTTGCACACGGAAAAAAATTCTCGAAGTCGTTTGAGAATTCGCCCTGGCAAACTGATTTCGATGCGATGGCATATAAGACAGTCCTCAAGCAGTTAGCGGATAAGAAACTGCCGAAGAAAACAACTGCCGAGTCTTTATTATTCCATCAGGCAATCGATAAGGATGAGAAAGTTTCGACGCTTTCAGAAGATCAGTTAAATAAAAAAGTAACGCTCGACGATATTGAAACCGAACCCGCAAACTTTGAAGATATCGAAAAGACGGACGAGGAAACAGTTGAGAATTGGGAATACGCTCCATTCGTTATCGAGCGAATAGCGGAACTCGAAACGGTGCAAGCAGTTAACAAATTCCGCAAGGATCAGAAAAAACATATCGATGCTTTTGGAGGCAGTGACGGTGATCTGATTAAAATCGCTTTCGATGAAATCGAGGAAAAGATAATCACATCTAAGGCGAAGGAAAAAGTAAAAGAGGCAAAAGAAGACAAAAAGCAACAATAAGTATTGATAGTGATTGATCGATCAATACTATCAATGTATCAATGTCAAGGGACTATTAGACAGTCCCTTGACTTTAATTAAAATTCTTTTAAGCAAGGAGAATCACTAACATGAAAACATTGAAGTTTATAATTGGAATGTCCATGCATTATATCGAAGACGATTTCACTTACATCGAATTTTTATCCGGTGCAAGTGATAAGACAATATTTTTCATCCCCGACATTGAGGAGGCATGGGTATTCGAAAGCAGAGAGGAAGCGAAACAGAATCAAACTGCATTCCTGACCAACAAAAAATATCAACATTCATTCATATTCCCAGTTCAGTTTTTTGATAAGATCGGAAACGAAAGGAGCGGGACATGAGTGATAACAAAACATTCACTAAGGCAATATTTTTCCGAATGCCAAGTGCGAACGCTCCGGATTTCGTGATCGGCAGATTGTCACTCAAACGATCTGAGTTTGTTTCATGGCTCGAAACTCAGGACGAGAATATGTCCGAGGATTGGTTGAATATGGAAATCCTGCATCCTAAAAACCCTGAGAAAAAACCATACATCAAAGTCTCAACATGGAAACCGAACTCCGATAATTCAACGGTCAATTCGTCAGCTGACGATTTTAATCAGGAGCCCGCTCCTGAGCCGGTTCCAATCATACCGGATAATAATGATGATCTGCCATTCTAAACGCAGGAGGGACGAGATATGAGCGAGGAAGTAGAGATTATGAGAGCAATCCGAGAACGAGAAACCCGATTCCGAGAAATCCGCACCAATCGGGTCAGAGAATTTATTATAAAACTCTGCCACAGATATGACCTCAGATATCGAATTGTTCAGATGTATCATGTAAGGGTCGCAGGAAGGTTCGATATCTATACAGCGAATGTTAAATTCCACGATATCAAAAATCAGAAACGTGGTCGAATTCGCAATCTTAAAACATTGATTCAAGAACTAGCAAAAGAGGTACACGGTGACAATTAAAATTGATTTAACCAACGAGCAGATCGAACAGCTTACTCCGTTATTCGATCTGGCAGGGGAAGAACATGAAAGCGGAAATACTGGAGTGGTTTACGGTCAGCCGATCAGGTATGATGGAGACCGGTACGCTTGCACTTTCGGATTTATGAACCAGAAACAGCACAAATATCTGAATGAATTAAGTAAAGGTAAATAGTATGAAAAGATATTCGGTTAAAGTAAAAGTTATTCGACATGACATCTTTGGATTCGATGCCGACGAGGATGAATTTGCCGACATCGTTCAAAAAATTATTGACTCATATCGTGCCGGTGGCGAGGAACTGCCCGAGGATCTGAAAAAGTATAAAATCACCTGTGAATCGAAAGCGGAATATGTTGCAAAAAATATAGTGAGTAAATAATATGTTCAAAGTACCTGAGCAGTTCAGAAAAAAAGAAGGAGTATTTGCAACTACCGAATCTCATGGACGAACCGGAGTATTTAATTTCAGAGTTATTGGTTATGATGTTCAATGCATCGTCTCGGATGGATCGGGTTGGGATCATGTCTCGGTTACGATCAATCGAAACCGCACTCCGACATGGGAAATAATGTGCATAGTAAAAGATTTGTTTTGGGATAAGACAGATACGATTCTCCAATTTCATCCTGCCGAATCTGATTACGTTAATATGCATCCTCACTGTTTGCATTTATGGAGGTATCAGGCGCACGAATTACCGAAACCTCATCCGTTAATGATCGGATATAAAAAATGAACAACGAATTCAGATTAATACCGAAAGGGCATTTTGAGAACGGAGCCTATAATAATGTTGCTCCCGATAAGTTAATCGGATGGTCAGTTAAGATCGGATTTGAAATTATTGGAACAGAAAAAATTAAACTGCGGTGCGGAAAAACAATCAAGGCACCTGAAAAGGAATTCTGTTTCGTACTTATAATTGCCTATGATTCGGGATCGAAACTCTTTACTGCATCCTTAGATCAGAGTCCGATTTTTGATATCGGAATCCCTGACAAAGCAATTATCCAATTTACCCAGGATGAAATCGTGGAAATTTACGGAGTCAATACAAACGAAACCAAAAACTAAGCAAGGAGATTAATATGATAAAAGGTCAACACAGTCGCAAAGCACGATCGGTCTGCCAGTATTCAATGACCGGTCAGCTGATTAAAAAACATTTTTCAATGTCGTTAGCCAGTCATTCACTCGGTAAGGACAACTCGCAGATCAATAACATTTCTCAGAATCTTATTGGCTATACTTTATCGGCTGATGGATTCATTTGGTTCGATCAACTGCAGGATGATCCGGTGTATGCGAATACTGAACGATTTGTTAACCATAAAATTTAATCAGGGGATAAAATGGGATATGAAAAAGTAAGGACAGCAGTATATGATAAGGACGGTGATTTTATGTTTTGTTTTGAAAGCATGACCGAAGCATCAAAGAAAATGGATGTTGAAATATCAAATATAAGTATGTGCTTTAAGTTGGGAATTCGATTGGAAGGGAATTACTATATCAAGATTAATAACTGGTCTGAAATTCCAACAAATATTCCAATTAAGAAGTATCGGCAGGGTGGCAAGGCAGTAATCATATATAAAAGACCTCGGACGATCTGGAAGGTTTCCTGCTCATTAAAGGAAGCCTCAGATATGGTCGGGGCATCAATAACATCGATCCGAACTCATATTCATAAAAAACAATGGCACGAACGAACAAATTCATTTTTCGAATTCGCTGACCCTGACGATCTGATAAACCGGATGCATAAATTCGCACCGAACTATATTCCTTCAACTACTCGAAATAATAAAAGTCGAGTACGAGCAACGAATGGTAATTTTAGTAAAGAGTATGATTCGATTTCGGACTGCGCTCGTGATCTGAAAATAAATCGTATTGGAATTATTCATGTGCTGAAAGGCAGACAACCGAAAGCGGGAGGATATGAGATTGTTAATGTTTTAAAAGGGGAAGGGGCAATATAGTAAAATCGGCTGAAATGACAATAAATAAAATAACATGGATCGCTTAGTTTACATAATCTTTATTATGCGCTGTTACCAATCTTCTTAAAACGTTCATATCCGAGCAGGCTTTTTGGGTCCTGCTCGGATGATATTTTTCCTCTTCTTACCAGACCTCGTAAAATGTTCAATGAATTATGACCGCAGATTCGAGCCGGTATATCTTCAGCTGTAAACCATGCACCGGCATTGATAAAATTCTCAACATAATTCGAAACTATTTCACTCGATTTAGATATTTTTTTTCTTTGCACGAGTTTTTCTTGTGTCCTCAATTTCTTTTATAACCTGATTGAGTTTTATGGCAATTGCGCTGACTTCTTCACGCACATTATTTTGACGCTTTAACATACCATCAATTCGTTTTCGTTGAAGTCCCAAGTCCTCGATCATTTCGAACACCAATTCTTTGCCTGCTTCAATATCGTTCGGGTCGAGTTCATCAAACTTCCTTCCCATCTGGGTCAACTTCAACGAAATAAAATCAGGAGCAAGCGCCTCGAATACGACGCGTTTTAATATTTCTGCCGGTGTTCTTTTTTCATGTATTGCAATATCCACAAGTAATTCGTTTACGATTTCGGGAAGGTGCAATTTCAGAACATGTTTTTCCATTATCAACTCTCCTATTCTCTGATATCTTCCTGCGCTTTCAACTGCCTCAGAGCCTTTGAAACCGTTCGCTTATCTATTGAATCAATGTAATATTTTAAGGCTATATAGTACTGATCCTGTAACTTATTACGCTGATAATTTGCCAACGCTTTTATGACTCTCTCCTGCTGACTGTCAATCCGCAGAGTCTTGTTTTTAAGGTTCGCTGACTTACTCATTTGTAATTCCTTTTTTTGTTAATTAATTACTTGGAAATAATTTGCTTCCAGATTTTCTTCCTCGCTTTTCAGTTTTCGGAGGTATATACATTTTCCTCGCTTCCTTAATATGCGTAGAGGTCTGAGCTTTAATGTTCTCGTCTAATAACTCGTTAATGTAATCTTTGAAATGTACCCTGTAATAATACGCAAGTGCTTTTGTATCGTTAAGGGTTGATTTTTCAACGAAGGCAGTAAATGCCACAAGTTCAGCGTCCGGAGACATTCTATCAGCCAATGTTACAGCAGTTTTACGATCTCTGATTGCATCGATATCTTTTTTAGTTCTTTCCATTTTTATACCTCCAACTTTTTTAATATTTCGACTGTTAATTTTTCGTAATCCTCTGCGCCTGTCGACTTCGGTTTGTAATCAAAGATCGATTGTCGTTTGGCAGGTGCTTCGGCAACTGAAACGTTGTCCCGAATAAATGCCTCCAGCAAGGCATCCTTATAGTCCTCCTGTAATATCGTGCGGATATTTCGAGCAAGGTTCAGCCTGAGATCGACACGATTCAAAAATATCCCGAGGATGTTAAGATCGGGGTTCAATTCTTTTTTAACGAGTTTAAGCATCCTTAACAATGAATCCAATCCATCGAGCGGAAGAATCTCAGGGCTTAAAGGAACTAATATATGTTCAGCATAACACAAGGCATTGATTGTCAATAGTCCTAAATTCGGAGGGCAATCTAAAATGATATACTCGAATTTAGGATCAAGTCCCATAAACAGCCGGCTTAAAATCGTTTCTCGTTTGAATTGCGTTCCTGCTTCAAACTCAAAATTACTCAGCTCTAAGTTAGAAGTGATTATATATAAATTTCCGTGATCTGGAACTGCTTCCCAAAACATTTTACTCGTTTTGAAAATGTCGTAAATTGATTTGTGTTTTATACCTCCTTCCCATTTGAATGATTTAGTTAAGTGAGCTTGCGGATCGGTATCAATTAACAGAACTTCTTTCCCCTGCCCTGCCAGATATGAGCCGATATTAACAACCGAGGTTGTTTTTCCCACACCTCCTTTGTGATTCGCAACTGCGATTATTTCAGCCATTATTTATAACTCCTTGCTTTTTGAGTGAAATCAAACACCATATGGATGTTCAAGTTGATTCGGTATATCGACTGCCCGAAGATCGGTGTCAGAATAGTATAAGTTCCATGCATGAAAGACCAATTTAATTAATGGATAGTATTCGAGTTTATATACCTGATTGTGAGAGGTATATGTTAATTTCTTTTTAACTGCTTTCAATGTATTCAGGCATTTCGTTTCTTCACCGAGTAATATTCCCCTGAAAAATAGAGTAGCCTGCTCCTCGTGTTTCTGACCGAGTATGTAAAACATAAATGCAAGCTGAGTGAATCCTATTGCTTTCGAGTGCTTTCGTAATAATTCAGCAAACTTGACAGCTTTATTTAATTTGCGTTTCGGAATCTTCTGATAATATGCGTAATAGATTTCGTTTTTTATTCTGTTCTGAGAAACGAGGGATTGAAATTTGTACTTATATAGTTGTTTGATAAGTGGCGCGTAGATATGTGCGTCCTTCACTCCTTCAATATAAAGGGCATCGAATAACGATCTGGCTTTCCCTGAGTTCGGAGTCGAAAAGGCAAGATCATCTACTCCGTATGAGACGAGCGTCGGGAATTCGTTCTCTGATTTGATGCAAGCCTGAATCCTTTTATACCCATCGACTAGAAATCCTTTAGATGTGAATTTTATTGTCTCTCCGTTCAGCAACCAGTTTGACGCTCTCATATCTTTGGCGAGAACATCGATAACAACTTCCGAATTACGATGAACATAATATTTTTCTTCCTTTATTATTTCCCTGGCTAACCTCGGCGTTATGATTACGATTTCACATTTCATTTTTGACCTCGTCGTTTTTTAGGAACCAATGGCGATTCAAGACCGTTCGGCACAGCAAAAGTATGCGGTCTGACTTTCTCGATATTCATATTCCAAGTATGGAAAAATGCCTTAACAACTAATCCCCTGCCGATTTTATAGTTCTCGTTTTTCAGTTTGATAAAAAACTGACGAGCTTTCAAAATCGGGTCTCCTTTTTCGAGACCATATCCTTCGTAGAATTTCGTAAAGAAATCCTGCGCACTCTGAAGATCGAGTTTTTTCAATTCGGAATAAACGAATGTTCCGATCCCTGCTCCGACGATTCCATTTTCACGCTGAAGATTCGTAACGAATTTCAGATCGACGAGCAGATCGTCAAGGTCGAGAGTCTTCATATACTTAATTAAATTGATCGGGTTAACATAATATATCTTGCCGGTCTTCCGGAAATCTTTCGAGAACTGGTAAAGATATTTGTGTTTAATGATCGTAGCCATATTTGTATATTCTTTGACATTGAGTATTCTGAGAACCTCGTCAAAATTCCTTGACTTATAATCATCGATTGTAACGAATACCTCAGGTTCTAAACCTCGGACGGTTAATAGTTTTCTGCTTAGACCTGATAAACTGATCCCGAGTAACCGGTGCTGTCCATCGATCAGGGTATCGTTCTTATCGAACTTAATCGGATTGCCATCTTCAATAAAATTGTCGGACTTCAATAACTCAGCGAAATACTCTCCCCTCCTCTGAGAAAGTTTCCTATTGTTAAGATTATGTTCGATCAGGACTTCGTCAGCTTTCGGGCGGGTGAATGTTTCGAAGTTGATCCTGATACCTTTCCAGAGTATCGACTTCTTGTACTTGTTTAAATCTTGTAACTGCATAAGACGGACTCCTTGCTAGTGAATAAATAAGTAATTAAGATAAATATGTTCTTTTTGATAATGCTTTTGTGCCACGATAATTCTAATTAATATACTTTATGAATTATCGAATAAAATAATAATATAAATAATATAAATAATATTTCGATTCCAGTCAATATTTTAATTGCAATTATTGTGCTGATAACTTATTTTGCTCTGACTTAAATCGGATATGAAAATGCAGGTAAGGAATAATAAACTAAATAGTAATTATCGGAATGAAAAAAGCCCGACGTAAATCGGGCTTTCTTGACTTGACTCAAAAGTTATTGAGACTGTCACTAACATGGCTCTCAATATAGCTTCCCTTTTATCTCTTGTCAAGGAAATTCTACAAAAAAATATTATTCAATAATACGAATAATACTAAGACAGGGGCTCAAAATGAACGATCGTAAGTCTGGTTTGTATTCAGCAAATGAGAAAGACATCGAACAATATGGAATCGAATGTGCGATGTTAATCAACTACATTCAGTTTTATGTTCAGGTACTCGCTAATAAAGAAATCAATTTACACGAGGGCAGAATATATATGTATCATTCTGCGGAGCAGTTCCAGAAACGTTTTCATTTTTGGAGCTTAGACAAGATCGGCAGGCACCTGAGAGAGTTGGAGAAAAAGTATAAAGTTCTTACCTCGTATCAACCTGAAAATCACTTCGGTAAAATGACCAAGCACTATGCGTTTATAGATCAGGATATTTATATAGATGTTGGGAATACGGAGAGTTTTGCGAATCTGCAAAATTACAAGTTGCAATCTGCAAATGTGCAGAATCCAGAATCTGTAAATTTACAGATTGTATATAAAGAAGATTTAAAAGAAGATTTAAAAAATATATATACTTCTCCCCGGATGATTGAAAAGCAACTAACATTTTTCGATCTACATGTTACACAACTAAAAAAACTCAATCCTGAATTCACCAGACAGAATAAAACGATCGTTTTCAAAAAAGAATATTATTTGAAGTTTGTAAAATTGCAATATACGAACGAGACTTTTATCGATCTCCTGAAATTCATTTACTCCGACAAATATTGGAGCGGTGCGATAACTTCTCCCCTGAAATTGAAACAGTTTGCCGATGATATCATTCATAAGTTCAACGTGAAAAAATTCCAAGATTCGAGCAACGGAAAAACCGCGCCCCCGGAGTGTCATTTCTGCGGAAAAGCAGGAGCGTATCAGAAAATAAGCAATCAAGATTACTGCAACATGAAATGTTACGATCTTGAATCAGAGGCGAAAATTAAAATAGAAAGGGAAAAACATGATTCCCCGAAATGAGCAGACAGAACAATTTATTTATCCCCTGAATACGCATTACATGAGCCTCCTGAAGCGATCCCATATAACTTAATGCTATCTATCGACGGAATGCGAGTTCGATCCTTAGAGGCGATCTCTGGGCTTTCTTGAATTCTGAAATCCGTATATTTCCGATGTTTTTAATAATTCCTCCAAATTAGGACAAAAGAAAACCCGCAGACCGGAACGATCTGCGGGCTATCTTTGTGTTAGTTATCTGCCTACTCAATTATCAGCAAGTGAATACCATTTAATTAACCAATCCGCTTTCTCGTTCAATGTCTTATCTGTGATCCACGTATCCCCAAGTTTATCTTCCAGCTTTGCAAGCGTGAATTCCATAATTAAATGCACTTCAAGACTATGACGAGCTTCAGTATGTTGGTATATCAATGCCAGCTTATCAATTATTGAAAATTGAGGTTGATCAGGAGCAGTTATTGCGTTATTCTCCATCTTCTACCTCCGTAATTAAATTATTTATTATCATCGTCGAAGCCGATCTTTTCAACTTCGATTGGATTGTAACCGTCCGGATATTTTAACGATCCGTCAATGTGACTTATACTCGTATCAGGATGAACTTTATAAACGACGAACTGTTTTATATCTCGTTTACCGAGACCTGATTCCCGACGCATATTATCTTTGGCTTCCTTCAGGGTTTCACCGAATCCGAAAAAGTTTTGCATGACAGATATAAACGTGTCAAACTTCTTCAGATCAACCGGTTCCGATTTCGCCTGCTTGTCTCTCAGTTTGATCGTTAAATCTAAGTTGGGATGATAAGCCCACGAATTCAATAGATCAATTATTTCCTCTTTCGTTTTCGGCGTATCAGCATGTACGATGTTAACTGCCAGTGATTCATCTTTGTTGAAGTCCGAATTGTCTTCCAGATACTTATCCTTCAAGGTCTCGGCTTCGATCAGATCCCCGACGTACTGATAACCTCGTTGTCTCGAATTGCCGTCAATGTGTTCAATCCTGAAAATCATTTGACCACCTTCCTTTCTACAAGCTCGAATTCTCCGCAGTTTCCATCTGTATAAATTTTGTACTGCTCGAATCCAAGATAAGGAATAACACCGGCTGTGCATGTAAAATCCGAAGTGATTGCGTAAGGTCTGAAAAGCGTAACTTCATTTCCTTTGATCTGAATTACAACCGACGCATGGAACGCTGATGCTTTCGCATACTCGGGAATAACAACATCCCCGAACTGCAAATCCTTTCCTTTAATAAGTGACATATATTGCTCCTGCTTAATTAGAAAAAAGTTATTTGTATTTACTTAAAAGATATATTCCTTTTTCAGTCCAATGAACCTGAGTCGTTGAAAATCGATATACCAATTCCAATTTATGTGCATAATCGATTATGGAATTATAGTAAGAATTATTCCACCAACAATTCACCGGATACGAGCAAGTGACCGACATTATGTGAGCGAGTATTTTCATTCCTTTATACTCCGCTCTGAACTGATCGAACTGAGTTCCTCTTTCCTGCGCTTATACTGATTAACCTGAACGATATTAACTGCGTTATCCGGTGCGAATTTTCCTTCGATCAGATTCTCCGCTTCCTCTCTCGAATTGCAGACCCAGGCAAGATTTATGTTATCACTAAATGTTACTCGGGTGTCAACATCGGCGCTGACCAAATAATGTATTTCTGTTTGCCCTGCGATAAACTTAATATCAACGATGATAAAATGTTCGCCTGATTTGTCGTAGATCATATATTTTTCCTCCGCTTTTTTAATATGGCGATTTGTAAAACAACTGAACTGACGATTATAATTGCCATTATTGTGAGTCCCATTTTTTGCTCCTTGCTTAAAAAATTGAGGGGACGTTTTAAAAACGTCCCCTGAGAATTGAGTGAGTTATGTTATTTCTTTGCTGATTTATCAGCCGATTTTGTTGCCGGTGATTTGCCGTTCGACGATTTCTCTTTCGAATTCGACTTGGCGAGTTTGTCAAGTGACTTTTTTTGATCCGCTACTTTTTTCGGATCAGCTTTTATACTTGCCGGCTTTTTTACTTCAGCTTTCTTTTTTGGATCAGCTTTCGTTTTCGGAGCATCCTTTTTTACTTCTTCCTTCTTCGGAGCTTCCTCTTTTTTCGTTTCAGCTGTGACCGGTGCGATGAATTTTGGTTCAAGACCGGCTTCCTTATACTGGTTAACTGTCATGATGTTCAGTTCATCAAACGATCCAAGAAATTTCCTTTTCTGTCGATGAGCCTCTTTTTTTACATCGAACATATGAGCAGATCGAATGTCCTCAACGAAGGTGATTTTTTCACGACTCCACTGTTGCAGATATTCGAAATTAACATCGGTTGTATTTCCAATAACGGTTGCTTTTACGATTATAAAGATTTGTTTGTTTTTCATTTTACTATCCTTGCTTAATTAGTTGATAATTTTAATTAGTTGATAATTAGTAATGTTGAGTAATTACTTTTTCATGTACTGCGAAATGTCGCCAAGAACTGCTTCCATTTTGCGTATGCTTTCGATCTTTGCCGATCCCCTCGATACCATATGTACGATTGTCGGGTATGGAATTGCTGTCATATCAGAAAGTTCCTGCTTCGACATTCTTTTATCGAGGATCATAGTTTTTAGATCAATTTCAACCAAGCCAGCCTCCTGAGAATGTGGCTCCCGCAGACAATCACGAGAGCCGGTTCATGTATTGATTAATTATCTTTGTATTTCTTTTCGTTGTATGCTTTGTCAAAACTCGGTAGAGCAGGAACCAGATCGTAAACCTTTGATTCGATTTCGTGCTGAAGTTCTGCGGATTCAGTTTCGTGAGCGAAATATGTGAAAGACTGAACAACTCCGAGACCAGTTTTGTCGTCTGATTTCAAGAAATACTCAAGCGTTCGATCCATATTTTCCTGAGAAAATCCGAAATGCTGACGAGCTACGTTCTTAACAACATTATTCGGTTGCTCGAATTCCATTCCTTTCGCTTTGTATAATTTCTGTGTTGCTTTCTGAAGATATTCCTCAGATATAAAATACTTCACATAATCTGCGATCTGTGAGATAATAAGTTCAGCGTTTTTGTTCTGCGTTGCCTGAGACCAATCAATTTCTCCTTCTTCATGTTTCGATCCGACGTGTCTTTTCTTGAAAGCGTCCTCGTTTGATGTCATGCCATTTCCGCAGATCACAAATTTTCCTCTCGGAGTTATTGAAGCTCCCCCCCGACCGACTTCTGAGTTTCTCAGAACGAATCCAGAAATAAATCCAGAATCACGATTGTTTGGATCTGAAGGGTTGCGGTAATTTTCAATCAGTTCGGGAACATCGATTTTGACATTTGGATTTTCGAATACTGCATACATCGATGTATCTGTGATATCTGCCTGAACACATTCCAGACCATCGATCCCGCGAGTTGCTTCCAGTGTTGCTGTCAAGATGTCGAGATTATCGATTATTTTATACTGAGCCGACAGGAACGCTCGACCCTGAGCCTCTAATTTCTCTGGATCAACAAATAATCGAAGCATATAGTTATTAGGATCATTGTCTTTATTACGAGCCCTCTGTAACCAGTAATTAACATTATCATTCAATAATTTGAAATGATCTTCGTTCGAT